GACTTTTTGGCAAGTCCAATTTTACCCCCAAGAATTTTACCAAATCTTTACCTAAGTGTCACACCCTCATCCGAGAAGCAGTTACCTCCTCATCCGAGAAGCAGCGGCCACCCCAAAATCTTGGTCGAGGGGTACCACTCTTATGGGGGAATTCACATCTAGGACTTTAGTCCTATATTCATGCAAGTGGGTTTGTTCGACAGTTAAACACGTCCAGCATAATGGAGAGAATGAAGCAATCGTCCAATAACCCACTTAAGTGGGTACCAGGTCTAGGACTAAAGTCCTATATGCTACTCTCCTTATACCGTTTGCCGCACTCTCGAAAGGAGCCAACATGAGCGTGCGCGAGAACAAGTATCAGAGCGAGCTGATCAAGAAGATCTCTGCTCTGTACCCACAGTCCATGATCCTGAAGAACGACCCGAATTATATTCAGGGTGTTCCGGATCTCCTGGTGCTCTGCGATGAGCGCTGGGCCATGTTTGAGGTCAAGGCTTCGCGCAAGGCCTCACACCGCCCCAACCAAGAGTACTACATCGCTAAGCTCAATCACATGGGGTTCGCTCGATTCGTATATCCCGAAAACGAGGAAGAAGTCCTCAGGGATCTCGACGAGTATTTCGGCCAGGCGTGACGTATGCAGTTTTACGACCACTACAACCTCGCCGGCAAGCACGCATTCCTCGGGGCCAGCAAATCGTCATGGCTCCGATACGATGAAGCGAAGCTACAAGAAACATATCGCAAAGCACAAGCGGCTGCGCTTGGAACTCGCTTGCACGAATTAGCTGCAGAACATATTCAGTTAGGCCTCCCCTTTGGAGAGCCCGATGAACGCGATCCGTTGATGTCAACAGTCGCGAAGTTCGTTAACGACGCAATCTCGTACAAGATGAGCCCAGAGACGGTACTATATTACAGCGAGTACGCCTTTGGGACCGCAGACGCTATATCCTTTGACGAGGACTCCGAATTCCTTCGCATTCACGATCTCAAGACCGGGGTGGGCCCAACTAAATTCGAACAGCTCGAAATTTACGCGGCACTGTTCTGTCTTGAGTATGGCGCGCAACCGACCGTACAGATGCAACTCCGCATCTACCAACACGGCGAACCTCGAACCCATATACCCGAGTCTGACGACATCCGGGATATTATGGATCGGATTGTTCATTTCAGTGATATTCTCATGGAGAGCGACAATGACTGAAGATACTCTATCCCACTACGGCATTTTGCGGAAGTCTGGCCGATATCCGTGGGGTTCGGGCAAAGACCCGTACCAGCGCTCACGCGATTTCCAGGGCCTCGTCAAGGGGCTCGCCGACAAGGGCATGAGCGAATCTGAGATCGCTAAGGGTCTCGGCATGACTACTACCGAGTTGAGGGCCACCAAGTCTATCGCCAAGCGCGAACGCCAGGCGGTGGAGATTGCGATGGTCCGGAAGCTTGATGCGAAGGGCATGTCCCAGGCAGCAATTGCCGATCGTATTGGTGTCTCCGCGTCAACCGTCCGCAACTACCTCAAGGATGACGCGGGTAAGACCTCGTCCAAGATCGAGGGCGTCGCGGATATTCTCAAGCGAGAAACAGACAAGCACCGTTATATTGATATCGGCAGCGGTACTGAGGTCTCGCTAGGCACCACCGCAACTACGCTCAAGCTTGCCTCGGCCACACTCGAGGCACAGGGGTACCAGGTTCAGGATATTAAGATCCGGCAGCTCGGTACCGACAACTACACTTCCACTCGAGTTCTTGTCGCCCCTGGCGTTCCCAAATCTGAGACCGTCCAGAATCTTGACAAGATCAACGTCGTCGGCGTCCGCACGGATCCCGACGGCCACAAGCTGTCCCTCAAGCCGCCTGCACCTCTCGACTCCAAGCGAGTCATGGTGCGATATTCTGAAGACGGCGGCACAAATATGGACGGTGTTATCGAGATTCGCCGGGGTTTGAAAGATCTCAACCTCGGCAAGTCCAACTATGCTCAGGTGCGTATTTCCGTTGACGGAACGCACTATCTCAAGGGCATGGCCATTTACGCGGACGACCTTCCCGCGGGTAAGGATATTCGGTTCAACACGAATAAATCCAAGAAGGTCCCCATGATTGGTGATGGCGACACGGTCCTCAAGAAAATGAAGTCCGACCCGGACAACCCGTTCGGCGCGACCATCCGCCGGCAGATGGAATATATTGACAAGGACGGCAAGAAGAAGCTGTCTCCTGTCAACCTCGTGAATGAGGAAGGTTCGTGGGGCAACTGGTCTAAGACCTTATCCGCCCAGTTCCTCTCGAAGCAGGATATTTCATTTGCCAAGCAGCAGCTGGATATTTCAACGGACGAGGCAAATAAGAAGTTCAGGGATATTATGGCCCTGACTAACCCTGTGCTTCGTAAGAGGGCCCTTCAGGATTTCGCTGATGGCTGCGACTCGGATGCTGTCCGTCTTCGCGCCGCTGCAGTTCCGGGCCAGGCATATCAGGTTCTGCTCCCCGTCACAAGCTTGAAGCCCACGGAGGTATATGCTCCGAACTTCAAGAATGGCAGCCAGGTCGCTCTCGTCCGATATCCTCATGGTGGTACGTTCGAGATCCCAATCCTTACCGTAAATAACGGTCATAAGGACGCCAGGAAGACCATTGGAGAGCTTGCCAGGGATGCCATTGGTATTCACCCGAACGTCGCTCAACGGCTCTCAGGAGCTGATTTTGACGGCGATACGGCCATGGTTATTCCGGTCACTCCACGGAGTCGTATTCGTTCGACATCCCCTCTCAAGGGACTTGAAGGGTTCGACCCCTCTGCCGCATATCCTGGATACCCCGGGATGAAGGTTCTCAGCGAGACCGGCAAGCAGAAGCAGATGGGCATGGTCAGTAATCTTATTACCGACATGACCATCAAGGGCGCCACTGAAGCTGAGCTCGCGAGGGCCGTCCGTCACTCGATGGTGGTTATTGACGCGGCCAAGCACAAGCTTGATTACCGCACCTCCGCCGTCGACAACGGTATCGCCGAGCTCAAGAAGAAGTATCAGCCCGAGGGTGGTGTATCCACTCTTATTTCTCGCGCCGCATCCGAGGTGGATATTCCAAAGCGCAAGCCCCGGTCCATGGCAAAGGGTGGGCCTATCGATCCAGTCACGGGCAAGAAGGTTTACGAGGAGACGGGCGAATCATATACTGTCACCCGTGAGTTCAAGACCAAGGCCCCTCGTATCGAGACCCGCCTCCGTACATCGAAGGCGACCCGCATGGAATTAGTGGACGACGCACGCAAGCTTTCATCGGGTACCCCCATGGAAGAACTGTACGCCCGTTACGCCAATGACATGAAGTCTCTAGCAAACACCGCCCGTCGGGAGATCGTGAATACCCCCACCCTGAAACGAGACCCGGGTTCTGCCAAGGAGTACGCTGATGAGGTGACCTCCCTCAAGGAGAAAGTCCGGGTGGCCCTCACAAATGCACCGAGGGAGCGTCAAGCTCAGCTCGTTGCCGGGGGTGTTGTCCGGGCAAAGGTCGAGGAGAATCCTGGTCTGACCAAGGATGAACGTACCCGCCTCGAAAGCCAGGCGCTCAAGGCTGCACGAATCAGGACTGGTGCTTCCCGCAAGGATGTCCAGTTCGACATCACCGATGCCGAATGGAAAGCCATCATGAATGGTGCTGTCAGTAACGCTATGATGGAGTCCATCGCTCGTTACGCCGATCCTGAGCGCCTGCACGAACTGTCCATGCCAAAGGAAAAGCCTGTGCTTTCTGTTGGTGTTGTGGCTCGTGCTCGTGCGATGGCAAAGAACGGTGCGACTACCTCTGAGATCGCTGAGATGCTTGGCATTAGTACAAGCTCTGTGCTTGAAGCCGTGAAAGGAAACTGATTGAATCATGGCAACAATGTACCTTACAACTACCGACAATCCTTTCAGTCCAAAGACTGAGTTCGATCAGTGGTTGACGTTCGACCTTCAGAAAGGTTACAACAGTTGCGGCCTCCTGGACCGTGTGACCAAAACCAGTGACATTCTAAGTGATGCACTAGTTGCTGACGATGTCGAAGAAGCGATTCAATGGATTCTAGATCATGATGTTACTGGAAAGAGAACTTTCGTGATCGAGTGAAACCAATTCAAATGGAGGGAATACCACGGTTCTCCCTCCATTGACCCCCGGGGGGCTGTCATTTCCTAAACACCCCCCGCCCAAAT